GGCTGCTGCCAAGGCTTGAGTAGTTTGTGCAGATGGGGCAACATAAGTTTGACCCGGATAGTATTGCGGACTAGCACCTTGATAAAGGTTCTTAGCTTCACCTAAACCATATTCAACGTATGGCTTAAGTATTGGGTCAATACCGGTAGTTGATTGTTGTTGCTGACTACCGCCACCACCCATACCTTCTAATGTCATGCGTTTGCCGACTGGTTTAAATGCTAATTCTGGCAACATATCTAAATGGTTATATCTCATGTAAATCTCCTAAATGCGTAATTCCCAATGTCTTGGTCTAAAACCTAATTGTTTTGCTCTCGTTTCCCAGCCACTTCTCATGGATGCAAACGTCACTTTTGTGCAATTGCCTTGTTTAGCAATGCTCTTGGCAAACTCAAGTCCAAAGGATAAATCATCAGGGTTGCTTGAATCTAACCATGCTGCCCAAATGTGCATCTCTGCACCGTTAGGCTGTAATACAATAAAACCTTTCTTTTCTGGTAATACCCACAACATTGAGCGTTGCTCGTAGCAGTCGCAATATATGTCTTCTGCAAGCCATTCTGAATGCCCTTTAGCACGAACCTTCTCAAGACCCATGCGAACCCACCACCAGCAATGGCGCAGTTCGTTAGGTTTTACGTAAGAAAAGTCCATTAGCCAACCACCAAGTATTTGTATGTCTTGTTTGCTACTGAGTTAGCATAATGTGTCAAAGTTGCAGTACCTTTAGATTGTGCGCTAATGTACGGTGATTGTATTGGCGATGCTAATGTCAATGTTACTACGCTAGACGGTATTGATGGTCTAGCAAATGGTGTAGTTTGTGCTGCGTATGCTTCTATATAAGTACCAGTTGCAGCAATTGCTATGCCAAGTTCAATGTAATCACCAGCGCTACAGGTAACAAAAAAGTTAGCCACGGCTATTAAATAACCATCAGAAGAACCATGCTTTGCTGGTACATCAAACTTACTAGCAGTACCATCAATATTTACTCCATTTACTTTTAACCATATAGAAGTTGCATCAATTTGTGTAGTAGTATTTGCTAGTTGTAATGAAAATTGTACATTATAAGTACCGGCATTTCTTACATATATCTTATTTGCTGATAAATATGAACCATCAGCAATATCTGTCGTATTTAATGCAACAGTATAAGCCGTATTAGCTGCTGCAAATGTTTGGTCTACTGTATTTTGATACGATGCATACGGCACTAAGTTATTGCCGGCTGCTGATGATACAGGAGCTAATAGTATAACCGAGTCATAGCCAATTCGCTCGTCAGTAATAGTAGTAGTAGTTGCGTTACCAGTTGCTAATGTAACACTACCAGTATTGTTAGACTTACCTTCAACAAGATTGTTTACTACCTCGGATATTTCACGAGGAGTAGAGCCTGCTGGGTTGAGCTTACGATACATTATCTAGTACCTTGTGGAGTCACATCAATATCAATACCAATGGCATTAGACCAACGGTCACCAGTAGGAATTACTGACAGACGATGGTACTTACCGCTACTGCGTAATGCTACACGGTTCTCGCTACTTGCTGGAATGTATGAACCTAGTTGTGGAACTTCATTCAGAAGCATCCTAGAAGCTACAGCAATGCTCCCAGAGCCATTATCTACGATTGGTCGTGCCAATGTAACCACAGAAGTTACTTCGCTTCCTATGTCACCAGTTGTTAAAGTAGCCGTTGAGTTAGCACCAGTAAAGGTAACAATTTTTGTATCTCTTGCACCGGCAAATAAGAACTTACCACCAGCCCACAATGCATCATCTAGCGATGTAGTCAATGTGTCCATGTTACCATATAAATCTAAACCTTCTAACGTCATACCTGCTGATGCAGAACTAGCCACGACATCCACGTCTGTAACGCAAGATGACCACTTCTGTACTTGCCAGTTGTAGATTAGCAAAGTATTTTGTGCAAAGTTGTCTATGAACTTCCAGACTACAATCTTACGAATCGGGTCAATGGTTGATGACATTAGGTTAAGTTTAGACGGGTTGGCATTAGCATAAAACCATGAATCTACCTTTTGCGTACCAATTGCCGTTACTGTAGAGCCATCACATGAATAGAAGCCATCAGCACCTAAGAAGTAGCTCATGCCACCGTACTGCACAACAGAGTTACCTTCAACACAGCCAACACCACGACTAATCGTGTCAAATTGGAAGAATAAAGGTGAACCGATGTAAGACATACGCACGATAGCACGGTCTAGGAATATAAGACCAACCTCACCACCAGTCATGCCTGTAATGTTGCCACCATCGGCAATTACTTGGTAATCGGATTGTGATGCTCCACCAGATACCCAGTCAAACTCGTCATTAATGTCAGACCATTGAACTTTATTTGAGTTACTACCAGCATCTAAGTTAGCAGCTACAACAAAATCACGCACTACTGTAACGTACTTAGCTACAGGCGCATCTGCACTTAAATCATCAAATGTTGAGCTTGAGCCTAATGTGTAGCTTTGTAGTTTGTTGACGTTATTAGCTGCAATAATAGTATTGCCAAACTGTGTAAAGTTCCATTTTACTATGCTGCTATAGTTGCCAGTTTTAGATACGTTATCTAAACTTAAATCAGCACCGTCTAATTTAAATAGTTTGGTAGCACCACCGGCAAATATGCTTGTTGTAGCACTAAAACGAGCAGCAAAAGTATTGTTAAGGTCTTCACTTGCAGCAGCAGAATAGTCTACGGCTAATGGAAATGGGTTATAACCTAATACTGTTGGCACTACGTTTTGTGCAACAGACAAGTTTTCAGCAACACCGGCTAAGTCTGGTGTCCATTCTGTAAATGCTATGCGTTGTGTAGCCATTATGCTGTACGATTCCACATATAAACTACAACGTATGGTTGTAAGTTTGCATTTGTGCCACTTGCTCCAGTTGTACTATTCGCTACTGTAACACCTGTTGTTGTAGTATTTGTTTTGCCACTATTAGTTGAATTTGGTGGATTACCATAACCAGCTAAATTCCTAGCTGTTCCAGAACTAACAGTACCATAAATAGACCCTTGAAAAATATCGTTACCAATATCATGAAAGTGTCCTGCATCTGTTACTGTCGCAGTATGGGTGTGGCTTACTACTATTGCGTCTGCACTACCACCTGTAGCACCAGCAGCAAATCCAGTACCAACACCGATTAATACTTTACCTTCACCATATGCTACCCATGTACCAAAACCAAATAATGTATTTGGATTGGTAGAAACAGTAGACGTATATACAGAACCAATTGGGTACATTAAAGCCAATGCAGCTTGAACAAATGCTGTTGTTGCTAGTTGAGTAGTATTAGTTCCACTAGATGCAGTTGGTGCAGTAGGAACTCCAGTTAATGTAGTAGTGCCAGTAACAGTTAAGTTACCACCTACTGTAAAGTTATCTGCGTCAGTACCAGTTTGTTGGTCTTTAACTTGAGCCATCAATTCACGGATAGCATTATTAATTCCAGATGGCGCACAACCTTCAGCAATATCTATACCACCAATGTCGGTGTTGTTTGCTGCCGTAGCACTCCACTCACTTATCTTATTTTTTGCCATAATCTATCCCTTTAAAAGCCAAGTATTATTATTTACTGGTGTATCTGTCCAAGTATTTGTAGTTACATTTACGTCTGTCCATGTGTTGCTTGTTACTGATACAGGAGTCCATGTATTTGAGCCTACTGATGTATCTGTCCAAGTATTTTCTGATTCAGGTACTGGTGTCCAGTTGTCACCTAGTTTTGTACCATTGGCAATTACTGTTGCAAGACCTGAAACTGCACCTTTACCGTACCAAATCGCATTGCCATTAGCAGTTACTATTGCAAAGCCATTAATATGTGCATCTGCGCTATACTGAACACCACCAAGAGCCGTTACTGTAGCAAGCCCGACTACCGAGCCTGATGCGTTCCTAATTCTATTTGCACTACTTGTTACAGTAGCAGTACCGTTTATGCTACCAGCAGCAGTTCTAACTCTATATGCCGTAGCTTGTACTGTAGCATTGCCTGTTATTATAGCATTTGCGCTGTAAATTACACTAGAACTTGCAGAAACACTCGCCAAGCCATTTATACTGCCAGACCCTACTCTTACCCTTGTCCCATCTGCTAAAACAAGCGCATTACCAAAAATTTGTGCGTTTGCTGACTTAATTGCGTATGCATTTGCTTCAACAACAGCATTTGCTGTAATAGTAGCTTGATTTGTACGAATTGCATAAGCATTTGCAGTAACTAATGCGTTACCATCAATACTAGCAGACGCTAATAGTATCTGACTAGCTAGTGAGCTGTATGGTACTTGCGAAAATGCTGCTATGCCAAACATTATTCAGCAGATACCCAAGATAAAGAATTTTCATTCCAAATATATTTACCTTCAATAGGCATAGCTACTGGAGCTACCCATTGGCAAGTATCTTCATCTAGCACCCAACTTTCATAAGGTTTAGGAGCAATAAATGCATCACGTACTCTGTCGTATGTATAACCAATTCCTGCAAAATTCTTACGAATAGTGCCGTTAAATGATGTCTGAACCCACTTAGAGTAGCCACCTGACCAGCGAATAAAGAAAGCCTTGCCCATGTCTTCTGACTCTACACCTTCGGTAGTTAGCATCTCAATATTGTTTAATGCGTGTACATCTACAACAACATCATTTTCATCTAGTTTAGCAAAATAAGCCATGTAAATCCTTAGAATGTAATTGAACCGCTACCTGTCCATGTATAGGTGCGATAGCCGCCAGCAACTGTTATTGTGGGTGAGCCTGTTGTAGATGTAGCTGCAGCAAATGTATCAGCATAACGAACAATAACAATACCTGAACCACCAGCAGCTCCGGGAATTGATGCTCCTTGTGAAGCACCACCACCACCACCGCCACCTGTATTTGCAGTACCAGCAGTAGGGGCTGGTTGATAGTATAAAGTACCGTTACCACCACCACCTGTGCCGCCAACACCTGCAGCAGCGTCAGCGCCTGCACCACCGCCACCACCATAAGTAGCACCAGTAAATACTACAAGACCGTTACCGCCATTACCTTGACCAGTTGTGTTACCTGCCTGTGGAGCTGCACCACCACCGCCACCGCCACAATTAGAGCCGCCTTTTGTACCACCATTAGCACCTTGACCGCTAGTACCTGTACCAAATGTATATGCACCTATACCAGCAGAACCACCACCTGAACCACCATTACCACCATTGCTTGCTGAACCACCTTTACCGCCACCAACAGATGATATGCCTGAGAATGTTGATGCTGACCCATTAGCGTTACCTGCTCCACCTGCGCCAACCGTTACTGTAAGAGGTGTGCCGCTAGTAACAGAATAGTTAGTTGCAGTTAAAACACCACCTGCTCCACCACCACCACCATTGTTAGCCCCTGCAACCCCTGAGCCACCACCGCCACCACCTGATACAACAATGTAATCAACAGCAGAAGGAGGCGCTGTGTTTGTGCTTGTAACAACAAACCAAGATGTGCCGTTATAATATTCCATATTACCTAAAGTAGAGTTATACCTAACCATACCAGTTGAACCTGTTGGTCGTTGTGCTGTAGTGCCAGAAGGTAATGTTAATGCTCCTGTTGATGCGTTACCTACAATACCTGTTGTCCCATCTAAAACTATAGGCATTATGCTGCTCCTTGTAATGCTTTTAATTCTTCTATCGTAATAGCTTCATCTGCCAATTTAGTAATATCACGCAAGCGTTGTTTTTCTGCAACAATTGCTGTTGTATCCGCGCCACTTTCTAATGCACGTTGAAAGGCTACATCTTGAGCTTGTAACAAAGGCTCACGCTCTGAGCGCAATCGTTCTTTAGTAATCTCTTTAGCTTTGTCTATATTAATAACTATCATGCATACTCCCAAGCGTCACGGAATGTTCTATCTTCTGGAATATCGGATATATCTACAATTTGAAACTCTGCACCAACAGGTACATCTTTTGCTGCTAATTCTTCAATAGTGTGTTCAGATAAGTATTCTTGAGTAGGTATTATGATTGCCACCCCACCTTCTAATGTTTTGTATATAATTCGTTGCATTATTTATCCTTACCTCATTATCTGAACATTATTATGTGCATAGTCTACTGCCGTACCATTAAAATTCCATGTTTTAACTTGAACTGCTGATGTTGAGTATGTTGCACAAGGTGCTTCTGTATGAATAAAGTTAGCTGTGCCTGTGCCACTACCAGCAGTATAATTAACTGAATAATCAGCAGCAGGTAAAGCAGTTGTAAAGTTTACAGTAAAAATACCAACTCCATTATCTGTAATACTAGATACGTTACCACTAGCACGAATAGCTACTGTGCCTGTACCATTAAAGTTTACCCAAGAACGACATCCGAAAGCTGTTGCAACTGAACCGTAACCTGAGTTAAATTTTAAGTTGCCACTAGCATCAACTTGAAGTCTATCTCCACCATTGTTACCAATAATTACATTACCTGCTGAATCGCCATACAAATAATTTGTAGTAGCACCTAAATTAATGCGACCATTAGAACCATTTACAACATTGACAGTACCACTTACATCTAACTTGTAAGCAGGACTAGTAGTACCAATCCCAACATTCCCACTAGCATCTGTAGCAACCATAGTCCCACTTGTTGCTGGCAAAGTAATGACTGTTGTCCCTGATACTGCTGGAGCATCTAATGTTACTGAACCGCTTGTATTCCCAGCTACGACTATGGCACTCATTGTTCTACTCCTAATGCTTTTAATTCTTCTAATACGATAGCCATATTATTTCCTTATTTAACCTTTTAGCGTAATTCTGACCATTGGTCTAAGGCAAGACTTCCTGACGGAGCAAAAGCATAAGTAGCGCCAGCAGGTATAATATAAGTCCCGCCAGCATACACAGTATTTCCAAATCCGCCTACACGACCATAAACAGTTCCATTTATAGAAACTGTGCATGAATAAATAGCACTATTTGCTGTACCACGAATTGTTATAAAAACTTCTATTGAGCGACCTGTTGAGTTTGTATATGTGGTTGATAAAGCTCTACTAGCTGTAACATCTTGCCAAGTTTGACCATTACCTAATACATTTGATGCAGTTGCTGCGTTTCCTGTAAATCCACCACTAGCACTCAATGTACCTGTTACAGCAGCTCCTGTTGATGTAACCGCTATCTTAGTAGCTCCACCGCTTTGTATGTTTAAATCGCCACTATTATCTGCCGTGGTAATTACACCACCCACTCCACTTGTTGAGGCATTAATTATTGAAGCCATTATTTATTCCTTAAAGGACAACCCATCTTGAACCACTAGGCACGGTTACTGTTACACCGCCATTAATAGTTACTGCGCCAACAGAACTAGCAGAGTATCCTGTAGGTATTGTGTAGTTTGCGCTGATTGTCATGTTGTTTAGCACTAGACCATTTGATGCAGCAATCTGTGGAGCGGAAGCTGTAAATGTTTCGTCTTCAACTACAGCACGGTCAGCAGGATAAGTACAGAATACATTTTTAGTACCTGCGCTAAACGATACAGCAGAGCCTGTAGACGATGCAATAACTGTAGTCCTAGCCAATGTACCTGCAGCAACAGTTCCTAGTCCTACCTCCCACTCAGAACCGCCTACAATAGCGTAGTAAGTTGTATTTCCGTTACCTATTGCAGACGAGAATGATTGAAAGCCAGACGTTGCGCCATCAAGCGTAAATGTACCAGTACCGGTGGTGGTAGATGACTCCTGTACCCTATCTTTGACTATAAGAGCCATGTTTTATCCTAAGATAATGTTACTGAAAGGCTACCAGAAGCTATCTTAAATATATCGCCAGTATCAATTGTTTTGGCTGAGTCTAATGGAGTATGGTACAAAAGGTTGCCGGATGTTGATGCATCCATTAAGCCAATCCATCCTACTGAACCCCAAGAGCCTGTAGCCTGTGGGAATGTGCAGTCAGCATTAGATAGACTAGCACCGTTTGATGGTGCAGCGAATGTTACGGACGTACGTGCGTAAGAGCCACCAGATACTTCTGTACCTGTGTTAGCGTCTGTAGGGTCACTTGTGTAAAGTGCCACGTAAATTGTTGTTGGTGCTGTGTATGCTGTAGCCCGTAGCGTTACATTAATTAGAGCATTTTCTAGGTAGTTGGACATTTCTGACATATTAGTTCCTTTATCGTGTTGCTATTGAGATTGAAATTGGTGACCCAGCGTACTCACCTTGGTCATCTGATACGGTTAAAGCAGTTAAACCACGGTCATAAAGCGTTGCCCATGTCTGTAGACGTGAATCATTCATAATGTATGGTTCTGCCTCACCTAATGCACCATAAAGTAACAAGTCAGGACAATTAGCCATAAATGCGTTAGATGGTGTTGAGTTGCTTAAAAATACTGGTGCAGCGTAGTACAACATACTTAGCGTATAGTCGCTATCAGGTACTGGTGACAACTGGAACTCTTGCGCTAATACTGTGTATTGATGCGGTAGACCAGATTGAGTAGTACGAGAATTACGGAATAGGTTGCTAGGTGATTGGTACTCTAATGTGGCTGCTGGGTTTGTTGCTACGTGTAGGTCACGCATCTGCAAGAAGTCTGATGGTAGCTCTACTGTAGAGTCACCTGCTACTGCTGTCGTTGTTACTACCTTGAGCATTTGACGAATACGGAGTTCTCTGCGTAAACGTGTTTCAGCAAGCCTAATGAAGTCAGGAATCATTGCCGTTAAGTCACTACGAGCGAGGTAGCTGGCAATCGTAGTCTGTAAATCAGAGTAATTTGTCAATGCCATTATATGCGCCCTGCCCTTGTTCTGAATGCCCTATTATCAGGATTGTTTAACCATTCGTTAAATCGTTTCTTATCTATTACGGCAAAGCCTCGTGTGATGCCTTGCTTTTCTAATTCGGAGAAAACTGTAAGCGGTATAGATGCTACCTTGTTACTCAATGCATCATTGCCCCATGTCTTACGTTCGTCTTGAGCAGCGTACTCACGCTTGTTCATCTCAAGTATGCCAGTTATGTCTTGGCTCTTAGCTATAACTAATTGGTCACCGTTATCAATAAACGATGTATTGGTAATGCCGTTGGATATTGTATTACTCATAAGACCTCGTAATGGGGGAGAGTTTCCCCTCCCCACATATCTAACTAACTACTAGGTTAAGTCAGCGATGATACCGTGTGCTGCTTGGTTCTTAACTTCTAATGTGTACTCAACTAGCAACTGAGTTAAATCAGCATCGCCAGTTTTTGCAAGCTCATTAGTTTGGAATGGGCGCAAGTAAGATACAGCAGCCATTTCAGGGTCTAATAAGAATGCTACGTCATCATTGTCTGAGTTAGGAATGAAGCGGTTAGGCACGATAGAGATAGTACCAAAATCACTCACATAAACGTCTGCTGCACCGATGATAGATGCTTGAACGTTACCCGGTACATCTTTAAAGCGAGTAGCGATACCTGCAAATGTAGATGCAACTACTTTTTGAGCTGGAGTTACCATCAAGATTGTTGGTGAACCACCGTTAACGTATGTAGATTGAATTACACCGTTTAAGATTGCTGCTGTGAAAGCACGGTCTGTACCAGTTACACGAGCAGTAGTACCCAAAGAACCAGCAGTACCAGAAGTACCACCAGAGTAGTTTGAGTTCAACCATGTTTGTAAGCCACCCAAAACACGAGCAGTAGAAGAGTCACCAGCAGAAGCAACTTGGTTGCTTAATAGGATAGCTTCCATGTCACGTTTGATTTCAGCAGAAGCCTTAGCCAATTGGTATGCTTTTTCTGATTTACGACCAGCTTTGTTTACAGTTTCCAAAGTACCAGAAATTTTGATGGTTTTTTGTGAAATTTGTGTACGGTTACCAACACGAGTAGTTGGAGATAGTGTTGCGTCAGATGCAGTTGCACCCTCAACTACAGCGTTTGATACGTTAACAGCAGATAAGCTGTCAGTTTGCCATTCGTGGTATACAGCAGTAGCTGCAGTTTTACCAACAGATGTCATAAATGGTGTATCTGTAGGTGAGATGTTGTAAATAACATCAGCCAAGTCTTCACGTTGACCGATGCTGGTATAGGTTTGATATGTTGCCATGATAATTCCTTAAATAAAGTTTTCAAAGACAGATGCAGCGTCACGCACCTTGCCTGATTTTTGTAATTGAGCCATAGTCTTTTTAGCTTGGTCAGTATTTACAGATGTATTACTGTTACCAGACTTAATCGTCTTAGGCGGTTCACTAACCCTCTTGTTTAGTTGAGGCTTAGACTGTTGTAATTTGTCGTACTGCATTGCTTTGTACAATGCCATAACGTGCCGAGCATCTCTTACTGCTGATAGCTCTTGGTCTGAGAATCCTAAGTTCTTTGCAAACTTACGCAAATCTGACCTTAGTGCCTCACCTTTTACTGGGTCGCTGTATTCCGGTAGTGTTTCAGACAATTTAGCAGCCTGTTCGGACAAGTATTGTTGCATTCCTTGCTGTTGCTCCGCTTGTTGCTGTTCGGCAATGCGTTGTCTTTCAGCTTGTATTGCATATAACTTCTCTTTATTCTGCGACATCTCTGCCACTCGTACAGCGTAACCGATAGGGTCAGATTCTTTTAAAGACTCTAAATCCTCTACTGGTTGTTGAGCATTCAGTAACTGCTCCATTGCTTGCAACCGTTCTGCATAAGCATCACGCATATATTTGGCTTCTTCAATAGCTTGTTGTTCAGCCTCTACTGCTTTGCGTTGCTCTGCTACTTGTTGCGTCTTTTTGGTATAGTCTGCACCTTGTTGGGCTAGTGACTTTAGTTCAGTTAAGGTTAGTTCTTTCTCTTCGCCACCGACTTTAACTTGAAACCGTTGTTCGTCTTGGTCTGAGTTAGACTCCTCTGAGCTATCATCTGCTTGCTCAACTTCTTGCTCGTTACCACCTTCTTCATTCTCTTGTTCTGGTTGCTCTTCCGCTTGCCCTTCTTCGGGTGCTTCCGATGCATCCATTAAACCTAAGAATGCGTTTTGTGCTTCATTAATAGTGCCATTGCTCTTTGTGTCACTCCCGTTAGGGTTGGTGTCGGTAGTCATTTGAATCTCCATATGCTAGTGCGCCTAGCCACGTTTTATAGATACTATAAAATCTTCCAGCGACTTGCATTAATCTTGCGGTCATCTGCCATGCCAACGATATGAGCCATTACTTCACGTATGGCTGTTAGCTTTGTGTAAGCATCTTGTCGCTCATCGTAATCATAAAGCGGTGAGTTAGACCATCGTTGCATCTGTAATTCTTCTAGCTCTTTAAATACACCCAAGAAGTTTTGGTCTTGGAGCATATTGTTAGCCCACTCTGATTTGGTCATTTATACACCATAGGTTGTGTTAATATCAAAGTCTTCCACATCATCTTGTGGTTCAGCCTTTATACCACCTTTTACCATTTCATTCAAGCTAGTAATGGCTGACATAATAGCGTTAAGCTGCTCTGTCTGTAGTTTGCCATCAGTTGCCTGTGACTTCATCTCTAGTTCCATCTGTTTCAATTGCAATTCAGCTTCCTTAATGCGGTACTCGCCTTCAAGTTGCATTTGTTTTTGTTGGAACTCTAGTTCTTTACGAGCATTCTCTACTTGCATTTGCTCACGGTCTAGCTGTAACTTAGCTTGGTTAGTTTGTGCAGACAATTGAGCCTTCTGCTCTTCTACCCTAGCATATAACTGTGCTGCCTCTGAGTTAGGGTCAGCAGGAGCTTGACTTGCTTGCTGCATTATTTGTTGCTCAACCTCTGGTGTAATCTCATTAATGAATGAAGTTGTGTCTTTAAAGCCAGCCATCTCAATCATGCGACCAAGAGTGCTGCGATATTGCGTTACAGTTACCAATGGGTTATTAGCACCGTACTTGCCGATGATTTCTTCCTGTTTAGCCATAATCATTTGCAGCATAGCAATCTGTTCTTGGCGGTTACCGTTGCCCAAGCCTACGTTGATGCTTACATCGTATAGGTTAGACCATTCACGTGGGTCATAAGATACCCATTTGCCACGCATACGGATTGTTTTGGCTTGATTTTGGTATTTGCATAGTAGGTGCAAGATGCCACGGAATAGTGATTTAACACCTGTTTCAGCAAAGATACGAGCCATTAACTCTAGCTTACCTGCTGACTGTTGCATCATGGCTGCCACGGCTGTTGCTGTAGTGTTCTGAAGCACGTTAGCATCAAGACCTTGCTGTAGGTCGCTAACACCGGTACGTTTAGCCTGTACACCATCCAAGTATTCCATCATTGGGAATGATTGACCGGCTGTGTTCTGTACGTTTAGCTGCGTTACTGCTGCGTTATTCTTAACACGAACAACACCACCGGCAGTAGACGTTAATAAGTCATCTAAGTTTACTTGACCTTCTACGGCAGTTACTCGTGCATTGTTTGTTAGGTACAAGTTGTCTAGCATCTGACGCAAGATAGTAGACTTGGTTAGTTGCAAGTCCATTGTCCTGTCTGCTAGTGACTGACCAAAGAATTTATGTGGGATAGGAATCGGGCATACAGAGTGGAATGGTACGTAGTCGCATTCTTCGTTAGATAGGATTTGCTCACCACCAATGATAACCCTGCGTAACTCTAGCAAGCCATTGTCATTTGTGTCTACCTTGATGTAGCACTCAAATATCTCTACCTCTTCCATTGATAGGTCAGTAGATTGTCCGTAGTCTGGCATCTCGTCACGACCAAAACGTGCTAAACGCTCTGGTGAATACTCTAAACGGTCACCGGCTGGGATAGTATCAACAATAGACTTCTCGTAACCCATAGCAATCAAGTCACCACGAGCAATCATTCTACGGTGAGCTGTGAATGGTGAGTCTTGAATGGTCTTAGCACGTTTGCTAATTAGGAACTCTTCTGGTGGTACATTCTCAACAGCGATACGGCTGTCATCTTGGATGCGCTCAATCGTTACGTTATGTGTGTTGTAAGGTAAACCATCAATGCCAATAACAATGTCAGTCACTTGCTTGGTGATTTCCCACTCGCCAGTCTGCATAATCATGGCTAACTCGTCATCGGTCAGCCCTTTGTACTTCTCTTTGATGGTGTCTTTCTTCTCTTCCCAGTAGGCTTTAACTACACCGACCTTCTGTAGCAATGCATCCTTGAACCAATTGTGCAGGATTAGGAAGCCATCGTTGTCTTTATAGAACACCCAGTTAGCCATGTCACTAGCTTGGTCAGCGAGTTCTTCTTCACCATCTTTAGTTGGCTCAAAGCGGACTGCATCCTCGCATGAAGTAAATACACGAATTAATTGTGGCAATGCACCATCTACGGCTTCAGCTACTTCACCGGTAACTACTTGGCTGCGACCTTCTACCTCAGTTCCGTATTTGTCACGGAAGTAGTAGTTCATGGCATCAGCACGTTCTTGAACAGTATCGGACTCTAAGTAGCCAATAGCGTTATTGATTTCGTCAGCACATAGTGCCTTTAATTCTTCTTGATTCATCATTATACGACCCATGCCTTATTTTGTTGTAATGGTTTAGACCATGTTGTATCTACTTCTACTAATCCTATTGCCATGTAACGAAAGCTATCTGCAAAGTGTGATGACCAGTCGTGAACTGGCTTATCGTAAAATACGTTCTGCTTCTCGTTAAACTCACGTCTATAGTTACGCAATGCTACCAGACCATTCTTTGTGCGTTCCATGTCAAACCAGCATCTTGGCAGCATACGTCTGACTGCTTGAATGCCATCTGCTATAGATAGGCTTGGTGCTACAGTAACATCTAGTCCAGCTTCCATTAAGACTTCTAACCGGCTGCGCCCTGTGGTCATCTCTCTGACTCTTACATCGTGCGGAAGAATCTGCTGACCCTTGTCATAACCATTATCACGTAACCAACTAACATAGTAATCTAATCCGACACCGTGGTTCTCTGTGCAATCTATTAGCTGTATCTCTTTACCTACTATCTGCGCTACCCAAATACACGTAGAGTCGCTGACACCCAAATCCCAGCTACAAACAATCTTTGCCAGTTCGTCTTTAGGAATCTTAGTAACTCTATTCTCGTTATCGGCTGCATTTAGTAGTGACCCATAGTAAGAACCTTCTACTGGCGCATCAAAGCTACATTCAAACTCTTGCTTGTACTTGTCCTCGCCCATCTCGTTCTTAGCACTAGCCAACTCTTGTGGGTCTAGTATGCCAGTATCACTAGCCTTAAACTCTAAGAACTTCCAACCTTCTGTAACCATTGCACGTTCTTTAAACTCTCTAAAGTGGTTGTTACCCTTTGGAGTACCAATAAACAAACAGAATCCTTTTCTGTCTGCTAGTGCCGGTCTTATAATCTCATTCCAAATCTTTGGGTCTTGGTCACCTATCTCGTCTAGGACTACACCATCAAAGTATTGACCACGTAAGCTGTCACCATTCTCACTACCGTATAGGCTTATCCTTCTGCCTAGGAAGTCCACTCTTAGCTCTGCGATGTTTGCAGTACCACCAAGTGAGCGAGTGTATTCTGTTAGGTAATCCCATGCGACCCTTTTAGCCTGTGAGTAAGTAGGTGCTATGTAAGCGTACCTTGGATTCTTTTGTCCGTTCTGTAATGCAGAATGAATCAATTGTACAATCGCAGATACAGTTTTACCCATCCTACGATGCGCTACAGCTACAACAAAACGATTCTCTCTTACTGCCTTGTGTATCTCTTTCTGTGGTAACCGAGGCTTGTAGCCTAAGTCAATTGGGTTAGTAGCTGTCATCTATACCCGTTACCACTTGTATCAACAATGGTGCATCAGCATCACCACTTATTTTGTTCTCTTGGACTACCTTGCCATCTATTCTGTCAAAGACTTCTTTGATAGCAGATACGTCACCATCCTCTGCTTTAGCCACTAGAGCCTCGCTAATAGTCCTTGCTCTTAATCCTTCATTCTGAATTAATATACGTTTCAGAGTTTCATTCATTAATCTATTGATTTTACTTGAATGAGTGTTACCTTGATTAGCCTCTGCTGCCTTCTCTCTGGCTGCTGCTAATTGTGCTGCTTTTTCTTCTGTCATTTTGTTGTGACTCCTAGTAGGTTGGTCACCCTGTGGTTAAAATTAGTATTGCGGTCTTACTGTTGCTTTCTGTTTACCGTATTTGGCTGACATCTGGCGAATCTTGTCTTCGTTCATTACTGCGTTTACTTTCTTATCCGCTATAGCTTGCTTGATGCCGGCTAGGTTTTCTTCGTAATCTCGTACTGCATCTACTTGGCGGTCTTTGTTGCCTAGCATTCCGTCTACTAAGTAACCGGTAAGCTGGTATGCCTTTGCTCGGTTAGCAGCATCATCATACGATACCGTAGGAGAAGTTGCGTACTGATAAGCACCACCGTAATTAATTGCAGCATCTAATGGTGTCCTATCATATCGTTGAAAACCCACTTCTGGATTCTTTTGTACTAATGAATCACTTAGTTCGCTAGGATAGCCACTATGATTCCAATGCTCAATAGGATGTAGTACAGACTGCAATAGCGCACCACCGTAACCGGATGCCAATGTCTTGGTCTTATCCCAAGCTGACATATTGCTAAATATATTGTTGTCTAGTAGTCCAGCCATATGTTACCAATGATGTATTGCGTTTATAACGAGTGTAATGTTAGCGATTACAGCTAACAGAATAATAAACCAATGGTCGTTCATCTACCATTTGACCTTATTAGCCCAGTAAGCAGCAGACATCTTACCTTTGGCAATGTTCTCAGCATGACGTGCTTTAAATGCTTCGTTACGCTTGCTGTTATCTGGACTACCTTTTACACCTTGTTGACCAAAGCGAATAGTTTTAATCTCGTCACCATCTTTTGCTACTACTACGTGTGACTTGGTTGGATGGTATGGAGTTGCCTTTGGTTTGTTAAAGCCAGTAACACCAGCTCTATCTAATCGTGGATCTTTAGCCATTATGCCAATTCAGTTACGCATACAGTTGATGCTGTAGTCGCTGCATCTTTTATGTAAGCCATCTTATTGCCGGCAGTAACCTTAAAGAACTCTACGCTATTGTTTGGAATCATTACGCTTGTAGTAATAGAAGCCGTTGGATTAGCGCCAAATGCCACATGGCAATGACCTAATGATGCTGCTACACGAACTAAAGTAGTGCCAGTAGCAAATGCTGCTGATTGTGCTGAAGTGTTGCCGGCAGCAAATACTTGTGATACAGCAGGTGTATATGCCTCAACTAAATTACCATTATCATCTTGTGCGACTATACTCATATTATTTACCTTTCATTTTATTCGCTTCGCTGAGTGCGATGGCGATTGCTTGTTTACGTGACTTAACGACCTTGCCACCTTTACCAGAATGAAGGTCTTTATCTTTATACTCACCCATTACTTTGCCAATCTTCTCGGCTGCTTTATCTAATCGCATAATTAATCCTCGGTTTCAAAGTCTTTACGTTCCCATACAGAGCATAGGCGTGAGTTATGGCAAATCAAATCTAGCTTATGACACCATCCACGTTGAGCTTGACCATCATACAGGTCGTACTTGTTTAGTGGGATGGCTTCCATAGCCTCAAACATTTCGGGAGTGTTGTCGTAGTATTCGCAGTTACCGCATCGTTGACGTTTGGCTTCTGCTGGTGTGATTCGGAACATCTTAGCCATCTTTGCCCAGTACTCGGTATTAGGCAAACTTGGGTTCATTGCTCCTAGAGAATAGTTATCAATGGCATTCTTGGTGTTGTCAGCAATCTCTTTGGCTGTGCCAATAGTAGTTTTTGTGTCTAACAAACCTCTTGCCATAGTTATTCCCTTAAAAAGTAGGAGGTTCTCGCAACTAGACTACCTCGGAGTCTACCCTATCACGTCTGAGGGGCAATGGTTACTTTCTAGCGATGTACAGTCGCTGGAATAAAAGAGTAATGCAGACTCGCACTACTATAAATCGTTACGTGACTTTACCATACTAATCAATCGTGGTCAATATATCACTTTTAATGGTTTTAACTATGGTAACGTGTCTAAAAAAGAGCAGAATGTAAACACGTACACGCTAATGTGTACACTTAATCAACAGGAGATTTATCATGTGGACATCACCAGCAGCTACTGAAATGCGTTTTGGCTTTGAAGTTACTATGTACGTAATGAACAAATAGTCTAAACATTTGTTTAAACATAGCCGGTCAAGACTGTTCTTGGCTGGCTAATCTTTTAAGTTCAGCATTAGCATAGAACAGTATCTTTTTAATTCCCCTTATCTCGTCACAATGTGAAGCCTGACCATAACGGTAGCACTCACGAAATATCTCACCGATCTGTGCGTTCATATTCTTTGCGCTAATCAAGTCTTGCAACTCACTAGCATCTTTAGGTAACTCGTAGTAACTTGCGCTTGACCCATCGCTAGAAACTTTTATTACACGTCCTGAAGACAATTTCATTACCAGTCACTCCCTGACATTGTTGCGCCACTTGTATAGTTCTTAGGTGATTTCATGTTAGCCCGATCTATTGCACGTTGAGTCATATATAGATTGCTTAATTTTCTGTCATCAAAATTAATTACTCTAGCACCAGCGATTGTTGGTGTGTTTTCGCTAACCTTAGTTTTGTATTTCTTAGGTGACACATACTCTAATGCATCATCGTAGCTCATTAGCTTGGTAGTGACAAAGCTGTAGTACTTACGTGTGCCGGTATCGTTAACAACAATGCTTTTCATAAATCCTCTAGCCATTAAGCTCTTAATCGTATTAGATGCAGTATTCTTGTCATCATCTATTTGTTGCTTTATGTCTGTTAAAGTCTTAGGTAGTACGCAAAACTCTAGGTAGACGTTATATCTAGCAATCATCTCTTTTGCCATCCTGTCTAGCTTTGCTTCTTGTTGTGCGTATGAGTCTGCTAGTTTTTTATCTCTAAATGCTTGCTCTGCTGCCTTGGCTTCTTCTTGTGTTTTGTAGTCACCAATGTGAATGATCTGGCATTCCGAATCCCTAGCTGTTACTACCCATGCATCTACTTTTTTACGAAAAACTATCATAATAAACTTCTCACTTTCTCTAATAATTCTATTTCTGTCCCAAATTGGGACTCAAATGCTAATCTACCTGCGTGATATGCTACCTTATACCCACCCGTCCTATGATGCGGTGGACATAGTGGTATAGCGTTCTTGTAGTCATTACGCATACCAAGTCCCATACCAGTTCTGAGATGGTGAATTTCCGCTTCCGCACCACAGATAATACAGCCAAGAGCAGCAACCCTATTAAGATATTTTTTTTCATTTTTCGTCATTAAATACAAATCCAATACTACCTGACCAAAGTTCTATATGCCGTTGGTAATCAGCCATCTCTGCCGTAGAGAGTTTAGTTGTACTCTTTATAGCTTCAATTGTTTCTCCATTTACTACACTCTGACTGCGTAAAAACTTCCAGCCCATAAGTTCATGCACCTTATCTGGTGACTCGCCAATATACTCGCCAAGCGCACCATACAGTTTCCATAGTCTAGCATTTTGATCTAAGTTACGTGTGTGTGACTTGATCGTTACGTTAGCGATATAACCCTGTGATAAATCTAATACCTTAATCTTTTCAAACAAGTAAGGCAAATTACTGCTGCTGATATTAAAGTTCTTAATTTCCATCTTTAAATAAATCCTTTATCTTTCTGCGTGACTCTTGAGATGTAGCCACTTTCACCGTTTCTATTTTGTCTTGCTTTATTTCACCAGTTATAACCCTAGTGCCATCTGTTGCACGAAACTTACCTGTAAATCCAGCAGCCTTCATGCGTTTAATCCATTCATTACATGAAATCATTTTTAACTATTCTTATCCTTTAATGCTTGCTGAATAGCACGGGCAAAATACTTGCCAGTACCTTCAAAATTGTTTTCTTTTACTACTTCAAACCAAACCAAATCTATCTCATCATCATTTAATTCTTTCCATGATGACTGTTCTATTGCTTCTTCACAATATGCAATAATGGATGCATTTACAGTATTAAAATTTTGTATTTTCAAATTATTAATTACCATCTTTAATGCTTCGTCTTTAGTCATTAAACACAGCCTTTACTAAAATATCCATGTAAGCAGGAATCGTAAACTTGCCGGATTCGTACTTAGCAATGCTGTCCCTAGTCTTAAACAATTTAGTGCCAAACTCTTTCTGTGATAAACCAGTTTTACTGCGTAGTTCTTTTAACTCTGTGTGTGTCATATATAACCTTATCTGTCGTTGATGATTTATTATATATCACGTTGTATAAAATATGCAACTAATCTTTAGCATTTCGTTTAGCTTTCTCTAATGTATCGTAATAGCCCAAGTTTTTATTCATCTTACTAAGACCATACTTAACTCCTGTAGGTGAAAAGTATTTAGCTATAGTCCATGCGCCAGAGCTAATGTGATATTTATCTTGTTCAGTCCATTTCATATAATTTAGTTAAACTCTTTTCCGTAATTAAATAGTTTATCTTTTGGCACTAAAAATGCTTTCTTTTTAACCGTGTCACCGTTACCAACAAACTCAACAAAATGTAACTTTAATAAAAATATGCATTTAATTATGTCTTTTGGTGTTATAGATATAAATTTATCACCATCATAAAATACCCAATAGTCTGCTGTAGTAGCAAGCAATCCAGATGGCTTGTCGTACATTTCAATCTCAATAACAATGTTGCCAGTATATTGGCTTTTTTGATCAGACTTAACTTCAATAGACTTGTGTAGCTCCGGAATCCAAATGTCATAACCTTTAAATTTATTTACTAATGTTGTTGATGGGTACTTTTTTATTAATATATCAACAAGTTTTTTTTCAATAGAAATTCCTAAATCCAGATCCCTATTAAACGTGTTCATAATTTTCACCTACAACCATCTTTGCTGCTGTAACTGAAGTTTCTGGAAAGTTTTGTGGATTGCGTAATATACGTTTAGCCCAAGCATGGTAATCAGTCTTAGGTTTTAATCGTTCGTGTACATACAAAGCCAGCTTATCAGCATGAGCCTTGTTGCTTTCATGGTCTACTGGTGCAGGTAGAGCCTTAAAGTCTTGTATGTTACTTGTTACGCAATGTTTTAAAAACTCATCGCAATTAGGTGCATATTGGTATTTAGCTTCTAATCCAGCTTTAATGCGCTCTGCACTAATGCCAGCAAGTTCTGATGACCAAGTAGCCTTTGCGTTTGCAATACCTACGTCTTCACCAGCTTCGTTCACTTGACCTATCTTAAACTTATCAAAAAAGTTATTACCAAAACGACCATGTAGTCGCATAAAAATACGTTCAACCCATTCTGCTGGCAAATTAAAATTCTGCATGATTATCTCCAACTAATTTTATGTGAGCTGTTTGCTCTGCAATGTACTGTGGCTTAAATACAGAAAGAGCTGCATTTAATGTTGATGCTTGCTTATCCTGTTTTAACCAAGATGCCTCAAATCCTGTCCAACCTCTTTCACAGCAAATAGTAATTGCCTTATCAGGTGTAATACCAGCTAATGCTGCTTGCTTACATATTGCATTAAACATACGTTCTGTAAGTGGTGCTGCTCGTTTACTTTTTCTGATAGCTTGATACTCAGTAAATAATTCCGTAGGAATTGGTGGTATGTATTTAGTTACTGGTTTATGGTTAGTGGTTATTGGTTTATGGTTAGGTGACGGTTCGTCTACGATACGTGTACGCTTCGTGCTATTTTCTTTACGTTTAGCTTCTCTTTCTATAGCAATCTCTTTGTTTTTATCAGCTTTAGCGTGATATTCTAAAAGCTCTTGCAATATTCTATCCTGTACATATTCACCATCTTTAGTGATAGTAAAGAACCTACTAAGAACAAACTTAACCGCATCAATCTCAGCCTCTGTAGATGCCCAAGTCCATTCAATAGCAAGTTCAAGTGTAGGGAATACTTCACGGTCATAGCACGAATCAATCAAGAGCGTGTACGCTCCGTGCTGAAGCATTGTTAGCCTTCCAGCCTTCTTAGCGTAATCGCCAAGATTTCTTTTGTAATAATGCATTTGCTTTCTCCATAAAAAAAGCCCTAGACAACACTCTCATCTTTTTTAGGGATGTTGACGGACTGGCTAGTACCAGCAGAGTGTTGACTAAGGCTTACTAGTTGTTCACCGTCAAGTGATGTAATAACTATAAACTAACTTTTAATTTCATGCAAGTATTTTGTGATAGCCTCTTTAGCTTCATCAAAACCATAGCAGACAACCGGCAAGTAGTTCATTGAACTAGCTGCTGCCATAAACTCTTTCTGGCTATCTGATACTTTGCCAGCCTTTGCCTTCATCTCAATAAACATTCCGTGGTACTTACTATTAGGAATCATTAAAAATAGATCGCTGACTCCAGCAAGCACTCCCTCTGCCTTTAAATTGACTGCCGTGACTATGTGCCGTGATCCACCATTAGGAATCGCCCATAAGTGATACTTGTATTGCTTGTATTGCATTCTGAACCATGTGATTAGCATGACTTGTTCTTGGTGTTCTGATATTTTCATAATTATTTTCATTTTATGTATAAATAATACTTGACATGGCTATCTGTTGTTGATATTATACACACATCGCAGCAAGTTATGCGATTAATTAATAGACACAGTAGAGGTAAATATGAGCAAAGTAATTAAAAACTTAATACAAAGCAATAAAGAAGTTTATGCTTTTATGCTTGATAAAGTTAGCGGTGAAGGTTACGAGGTTTTATTAAATGATGGTTATTCAGTTGATGGTCTTCATTCCATTGCTGGAGATACGGTAAAAGATGTTTTATCACAAGTCAAATTTATTCAAAAGTGTAATGATGATTGTTCTTGTAAAAATACATAAACAAAAGAAACTGTGGAGAATAAAATGAATGAAGAAACATTAAGTACTAATGACAAAATCATTAAGCTGCCGGCAGACGTAGCAGAAGATCTGTGGTTTGATCTGCAATGGGAAGAAGACAAAGCAGCAATACTTGAAGACAGAAAAAAATTAAATGAATTATGTAAGTTTGTTGGAATTTAATGTATAAATAATACTTGCATTATTAATTTAGATGTGAGAATATTACACATCGCAGCAACAAAGCGATTAACTAATAGAAACGGTGGAGATAAAAATGTACACAATCAAATCTACAAAATTCCCAAAACAAAAATGGGACATCTTAGAAAACGGTAAAGTTGTTAACTCTACCTACAATTCCTACAAACTAGCTTGCGCCTTACTTAACCAATACCAAATGGTTGAGAAGGTATACACACGAGTTGCTGAGATAGAAGCATCTGTTTGCTTATTCAAAGCTAAATGCGACCGTGAAACAAGGGAGGCTCGTAATGCACACTAACGATCTAAAAGACCCAAAACTTGAGCAGATAATAAAAGAAATACAAGCAATGCGTAAAGAGTTTGAAGAGTTAGAAGTTAAATTAGCTAAACGTGAACAGGAGAATAACAATGACTGATTACAAAAATTACAAGCCAAAGTTTAACTGGCTACCAGTAGTAGAAGGATTATGTTTTGTTTTGTCTGTGATAATGTTGGCGGTAACATACGCTTTGTTGGTGGCTTAAATGGAAGATAATCGCCAAGACACAGATTTTATAGATCTAGAAGAATATCTAGAGTATTTGCGAGATTGTGCTAAGAAAGAATATGAACAATATTTAGAAGTTTTAACTAAGGGTGAATAAAATGTCAAAACAAGGATTTGTAAGCATACACGGTAAAGAATATGAAACAGTAGCAAGCCGTGTCAATCGTTTCCGTGAGAAATATCCGGAGTACACTATTAAAACAACAATCATTAAAATTGATGCTGACGAATGTATTGTTGAAGCTGGCATCTTAAATGAAGAATCTCGTTTAATTGCTAACGGTCATGCTCAAGAGTTTAGAGCTAATAGCCAGATCAATAAAACATCTTACGTTGAGAATTGTGAAACGTCTGCAATTGGTCGTGCATTGGCATCGTTTGGTATTGGCGGTACTGAATTTGCATCTGCAAATGAAGTAGTCAATGCAATACATCAACAAAATGCACCAGTTAAACTTGAGCCTGTAGAGTTCTATGTTGATAAAATTCGTGCAGCTAAAACAATGACTGAATTAACTTCATTATTTAATACTGCTTCATTGAAAACTAAATCTAATCCAAGCTACCTGCCAATAATTAGAGCAGCAGCTAGCGAAATGAAAGCATTATTTGAAGGGATGACAGCATGATTATTAAATCACTATATGGCTTAAAACCACCTAGCCAAAAAGAGATGGCAGACCGTGATGCTAAGATAGCAAAGGCTCTAAAAAATTTAGGTCACAAATGGCTGCTTTCAAAACCAATGCCGAGGATTAGATAATGGCTGAATTTGATAAAGCGTTTACTAACGCAATGCACGATGCAGTTTTGTACGGGCATGGGTTTATTAGGATTACAAATAACGATGGTTTGGAAGCGCATCACATTAAACTTTCTGAATTTGATGCTATTGCAGAGTTATTTGATTGGATTAAAAAGAATAGGGTAGATATAAACAATGACTAATCAACAAGGTACAGAAGAATGGTTTGAGTCACGCATTGGCAAGGTAACAGCTAGCCGTGTTGCAGACGTGTTAGCCACCATTAAAACAGGTGAGTCTGCTAGCCGTAAGAACTACCGCATGGAGCTTGTATGTCAGCGTCTAACAGGTCAACGTGAGGAAGGCTTTACTAACTCACACATGGAGCGAGGCATTGAGCTTGAGCCACTAGCAAGAGCAGCATACGAGTTTAAGCAAGGTGTTACGGTAACAGAGGTAGGATTTATTGATCACCCAAGCATTGAGATGTCAGGCGCTAGTCCAGATGGTCTTGTAGGTCTTGATGGTATAGTAGAGATTAAATGCCCTACAGCAGCCAATCATGTAGATACGGTACTATCCGGCAAAGCACCTAGCAAATACATACCGCAGATGCAATGGCAGATGGCTTGTACCGGTGCTAAGTGGTGTGACTTTGTTAGCTACTGCCCAACAGTAGGTGATAACCTAGCATTGTTTGTAGTCCGTGTTGAAAGAGATTACGAGTACATAGATGAAGTGCAAAATGCAGTAAAATTGTTTTTAACAGAAGTGTCAGATTTAACAACTAAACTAAAGGAACTAAAATGAATTTATTAGCAGCAACAGGTCGCTTGGGACAAGATGCAAAATTAAGTTACACACAAAATCAAGATGCAATCTGCAACTTTTCTCTGTCATTGACTGCTGGTTATGGTGATAAAGCCACGACCACATGGTTAAACTGCAACTTATGGGGAAAACGTGCAGAAATACTTGCGCCAATGCTTCTAAAAGGCACACAAATAGGTATTACAGGCGAGATCAGTATGCGCCCATACAAAGCAAAGGATGGCACAGAAAAATCAAGCCTAGAGTGCCGTGTTGGTGATGTAACTTTGCTAGGTGGAAAATCTGAAAATAAATCTGAAAGTAAACCAGTTAAATTTGTTGACCCAAGTAATGACCCAATGGATAGTTTGGAAAGCGATATTATTCCATTTTAGCGTATAGGTCGTGTTATGAAAGTTAAATGGCACGACCTTCTTTTGAAACCAATAAATTTATGGAGTTTACCTATGTCTAGCAATCCTGTAACTGGAGATAGCCTAGTAAGTAAGGTTGGCAATAAAGAGCAGCAAGAAAAGTACGCTGATGGATTTGACCGTATCTTTCGTAAGAAAGACCCAATCTGTAATGTATGTGGCAAGACTTTGAGTGTAGTTAAAGAATGCGCTTGGACTGGTTGCCAGCTTAACTGGGATGAAGACCGTATAGACAATATCTCCCAAAATGGGAACGATGGTCTGCACTACGATGATGTTTAACGTAAAGCGTTAAAGAAAAATGACTAAAGCATTCTTTAAACGTGGTAAACAAATAGCTAAATGGGCAGATAAACAAGGAGAAACTGATATGCCGTGCCGAGGTGATTGTAATCAAGGAAGGTCGTGCAACTGTGGAAGTAATAAATCGGATAGGGCAGTAGTAATTGTAGCAACATTACTACTTATGGCTGTAGTTTTTACTACTGTAGTTTGCATGGGGATTGGAGTTTATAAACTTTTCAATGGAAACAAAGGGCAGGACTGTGCAGTAGAAGTGCAGTTTAGCAATGGGGTAAAGGCTACTTACCTTGGGACTAGCGTATGAATCAAGACAAAATTTGTGCAAGATTTTGGATGGGACTTTGGTTAATTACAACAGGATTTGGTTTATATGCTTTTGTGATATATGACGGCATAAAACAAACCCCTAAAAAAGTTTGCTTAGATGGTAAATTGTATATACATCAAAATGATGATGTATATGTAAAAACAAATAAAGAATGTATTAGAGGTAGAAGCGTATGACTAAAGATGAAGCATTAAATATGTCCATTGAATTAATGGAAAGATTTTTAGATTATGATGGTATTTCATCAAGCGATTACATTGATGTTCTTGACGCTTGCAAAGAAGCACTAGACACGGAACAAGTCCGTGAGGACTTACCAGCGAAAGAATTTGTAGTTGATGGTAACACGTCAGATGGATATCACACGTTCAATGAACTTTATGAGTTCCGAAAGGCATATAACGCTGCATTGTTTAATGAATTGTCTGCAAATAATAAATGCTCTGTACATAAGTCATGGCGGCATCACAATGGTGAACTTTGCTTTGGTGGAGGTTGGTTTATTGTTGTTGCAGTGTTACCAAGTGGTCAAATTAGCAATCATTATGAAGCAAAAGATTGGGATTTATTCAAAATCAAAGAAACAGATAAAGCAATGTTTGAGTTTGACGGACACACAGGAATTGATGTTATTGATAGGCTTACAACATATTCCACCCACCCTCATCAATGGCAAGGATTAACGGATGATGAAAGAGAAATACTTTATGATAAAGCAATAGAAATGCCTTTGGCTAATTTATGGAATGATTATGCCTATTTGATTGAACAAGCATTAAGGAATAAAAATGACTAATAAAGACGAAGCATTAAAGATGGCGATTGAAGCGTTGCTATATGGAACAGACCATACAAACGCAGTTAAGGCTTGCAAAGAAGCACTAGAACCTGAACCTATGACAACAACAGATGTAATAACTTGCAAAATGGTAGGTAAATGTTGCATGACAGGTGAAGCACTAGAACAACCAGCTCAGTTATCCGGAAATTCCGAACAACTGAAACAAGAACCTGTGGCTTGGATGAATGACATTGCTTATTCTGATGAAATAGATAATTTGCCTGCTAATAGAGGGGAAATAATCCCTTTATATTCAAGACCTCACCAATGGCAAGGATTAACGGATGCCGATGTTCAAGCAATGTGGAAATTTTATGATGGCAAGTATTATGACTTTTATACTGCTATTCAGCAAGCATTAAAGGATAAGAACACATAGTTTACGGGGAAAAACTGACACGCACACGACTCGCGTTAAGTTGGTGAGTACCCCACCCTTTAATAAAGTCGCTACTATATTGCAAAGCGGTTCAATAAAGTCGTAATAAGGAAACAAAATGAAAATAGAATTAATCGGTGATATTAAAGACCATCCAGACGGTAGCGGTATTGCGGAGCTAAACATAGACGAAGAAGGTAAAATGTACTTAATGCAGCTAGGCTTTGAAGTTTTGCTTATGAGAGGCATTGAGGCAATGAAAGAAGAATATCAATGTACACCTTAGACTACATCTTGTGTTACAAAGAGGCTTTTATACTAGGTATTGTGGTAGGGTTAATTATATCTACATACTATGCAAAATATGTATATAATAAACAAAAACATAGGAATAAATATGGTAACTCCAATAGATGATAAATTAGCGCAGTATGCTACCAACCGACAATGGGAATACTACTCAAAGTCTTGTGAACTAGGTTCTAATCGTGCAGCAGCCAAGTTCTTTAATGTAACTGCCACGGTAGTTGATGTTGCCGTTAGAGGATTAAAGGCTAAAGCAGCACTAGCCGGCTACGCACCTAATCACGACATGACAAGGGTAGCACCAGAGCCATTTATAGTTCGTGGTGTGTCTACCTACTACAATGCTGAAGGTAAGGCTAGTGGGCAATGGGTTAAGAGCCGTATTGATGACAATAAGATGCAGGAGCTTATGCTTCAAGCTGTTGAGGCAATGAAGGAAGAAATACCTCGCATCTCAATGACAGAGCCTCCACCTTTAGGCAATGATAATCTGCTTAACTGCTACGTAATTACCGATTACCACATGGGTATGCTTGCTTGGGATGAAGAATGCGGTGAGAACTGGGATGTAAAAATAGCAGAAGAATTAATCATCAAATGGTTTGCTCAAGCAATACAGCAATCACCTCATGCTAATCAAGCTGTGTTTGCCCAGCTATCCGACTTCCTACACTTTGATGGGATGGATGCAGTAACACCAGCATCTAAACATCTGCTAGACGTAGACTCACGATTCTCAAAATTAGTTCGGTCATCTATACGTGTATTGCGTACAGTCATTGATATGCTGTTACAGAAACACCAAAACTTGCACATCATTATGGCTGATGCTAACCACGACCCAGTTAGTCAAATATGGTTACGTGAATGGTTTAGTGTTATGTATGAGAATGAGCCAAGAGTAACGGTAGATACATCACCTAACCCATACAATGCGTTTGAGTTTGGTAAGACAGCGTTATTCTTCCATCATGGACACAAGCGTAGGGTTCACAATGTCAGCGAGGTATTTGCTGGTCAGTTCCGTGAAATGTTTGGTCGCACCAAGTATGCCTATGCCCATACAGGTCATCTTCACCACATAGACGTTAAAGAAAACAACCTAATGATAGTGGAGCAACACCGTACACTAGCACCTGCTGATGCCTATTCTGCTCGTGGTGGCTGGCTAACTGGTCGTGATGCTAAAGTAATAACATACGATAAGCGTTATGGTGAAGTATCTAGGTTAACAATTAATTCAGATATGCTTAAATAGAAAGACATACCTGCGACATTGGAATGATTACGGATTAATTATTTAATTGGTTGTTTATTGCGCTCTAATATCTTAACTATGTCTGAATCAAACACTACAAAGTTTTGAGTGCCTTTCATTGCATCTCTGCTAGGATTATCAAAATATTTTACACCTTTAACTCCATGTTGATTTAATAGTGATTCGCCAACATTAGGCTGACCTCTAATAATTTCCCATGTATTTAAAAATTGTGCAGGTGTTATGTCTTTACCATATAGCAATCCTGCATCGCCACCTAATTCTGCCAAATCATCACTTGTAAGAGATTTCTTTGTTTTATTTATTGCAGCAATTACTTTAGGAGTTTGCTGACTTATTGGTTTATCCCAATTTAACATATTTTCTATATGCGTATCTGGAATATCAACTTTATATAAATTACTTGTACCTAAATTTTTAACTTCTGATTTTTTATTTACTGAAGACAATATATTGTTTATGTTACTAGAAAAATCTATTTCATCTGGTCTTGAATTTTTTACCCAATCTGAAACATATTTTTTAGCTTTATTTAATCCTAATTCATCAACTAATTGCGCTGCTTTATATTCAGGTGTTCTTGGTTCTACTTCTTTTCCAAAAATTGTTCGTCTTGGAGAAGCTATTTCACCAGCAGGTTCTATATTTGCATAAGATTGTGCAACTTTAGGATTTTCAGCAAAATATAATCCATGACCGTATGCTTGTGCGCCTTCTCCACTACCAATCTTAGTAGGGTCAAACTTATCAAATCTGTAAGGACTGCCATGCCATGCTGTAATTGGCATTTTAATGTCTGGTGCAATCTTACCAAGCAAACCAGTACCTTCGTAGCCTTGTCTTAATGCCTCTTTACCTAAATATTTAGCAGCCTGTCCTGCACCAACGGCAGCAGGTTTAATCATAGGTATCATGCCGGCAGCATCAATAAAACGCTCATCAGGCAAACCGTCACGCATCATTGGCTTGCCTTGGCTAAAGTCTTGCACTAGTGATTGTGTACCACTAAGACCAATTAAGTCTGCTGCTGATTGACCGCCTACTAATGGCACTCGCTTATCTACAGCATAATAATCTAATGGTTTTTTAATTAAATCTAACACAGATGCAAGAGATGCCGTTACTGGCTCACGTTTGCCACCCATTAGTTGCATAAATTGTTGTTGTGTTAGTGCCATAACTTATCCTTATTTATTATTCTCGTACCAGTCTATTAGCGCATTGAGCTGGTCACGTACTTGCTTGGATTGCTCAAAGTTTTCTATTGCATTTATTAAGATGGCTGTGTCTGTAGCGGTATTGGTGCTGGTGGTCGTTTTAGTAGTTCCTGTGGTGGCTTTGGGCAAGTCCCCTGTAAGAGCGCTGTTCCACAAGCTGAGAGCATTGCTGTCAGCAAAACACACACGATTATCCGTAACATTGGTCACTTTCCTTTTTAATTCACGATATACAATAGCTTGGTCTGCTTGCTGTTTCTGAAACTTAATTGTTGATTCCCTAGCGTACTTGTCGTAGGCTTGTTGCAGGTCTATTGTTTCCTGTAATGCTTTCTTAATAGCAGCATCGTGCCTCCAACCATTGACAGTCCACCCAGCACTAAATGCCACAAAGATAGCACCGGCAACTAATGCGTGTTTGAAGTTAAAGGTCAACGGTATCACTTGGACACTCCGGTGGTAGTGAGAAAGCGCAATATAACATTAACACCAGCCGTTAAACCAATCAATGCCAAGAACACCCTAGGGTCAAAGTAGCCTTCTACTAAAGTCAATGAAGCCTCTACTGCCGTACCAATGGCAACAGCTACGTTAAACCATAAAGTCTTGGACTTATACCACTTCTTCATGCTATGCCTTTGCTGTAGTATGCCTTACCATTTTTAAATGTAGCAGTTAATACTTCTCTACGGTTACGTGGGTCTACGCTTAGATGTACCCATGTTCCTTCATATATAATCTGGTCAAACTTAATGTCTGACTTTGCTATTTCATTGGCTACTTCTTTAGGTGTGCCAAATATAGGGCAGGTGAAGTCCACGGCATACCCAAGCACATGAGCAGAGTTATCACTACTACCGATAGCACGATTAAGCTCTTTGCAACGATAACCACTAGAAATGCGGATAGGACTATTGCCAAGTAAACCACGAACTCGCTCAAGAGTAGCAGCCAACATACGCAGCCTTTCAATAACTGGCTCTGGCGGTGTGTTGTCAATGCCTTTACGTGTTGCCGTCTGTGATATGGTAAATTCATTAAGATTAAAATGCTCCGATAACTTCATTATCCATCCAATTCTGGTCGTTCGTTTATCTGCATTGCCAACCCTGCTTCGTCTTCAAATATGCATACCTCTGACAAGTCATCTAGGAATATTACTAGCTCACCATCAAAGATAGCCACTTCCTCTATGGTTTTGCCGACCATGTGTTGAAAGTAGTCTTGCATACCAAATAGTTTATGCACGGTCATAATTAATCCCAATCAAGTCACCGGAGTCTAGCAGTTCATGTGTTAGCTCGTCTTCCGCTAAACAATTGTCACAGGTAGTTTCATCGCCCTGCTCGTTGATAATAAATGCTTGCCGACACTTATCGCATAATGCAATGCGATTAATCATGACTTGTTTCACTTTATTACCCAGCCATGTGCAGCAGCGTAGGCATACAGGAACATACCTAGAGCCACCGATAATATGCCACGTAATGTCCACTTACCAACTGTTGCAAATTGCTTGTCTAGCCACTCGGAAATAGCTTCTTTGAATGCTGCTTTGTGTAGTTCTTTTTGTTCTTCTGGAGTCATGCTACTTCCTTATTGATTTTGTGTTGATAATAATCCTGCGTATGGTAAGTACGGAGTAACTAATGGGTCATATTTTGGTTTAACGTATCTTTGCTGGAATGGTGCAGATTCCATTAAGTAGCGACTACCTACACGAGCAGCAGGAAATCCACTAGCAAATGGAACACCAGTTAAAGCATCAATACCAAGACCAACACCAGATGCAAATACATCCGGCAAAGTGAATGCTGTAGGCTCATAAGCAACTGGTTTATTCACACGTGGGAACTCTTTAGCAAACTTACCTGCTAATGCTAACTCACCTGTAACTGGTGCGCCTTTATCAATTGCTTTACCAATCTTACGGTAATCAATTAGGTTTTCACCAATAGTAGCTTTTTCTACTGTATATACTTTTGCTATATTGCGTCTTGCATCATTTAATGCTTTAAGCAAATCTGGTTGATTAGCTGATTGAGCTAAAGAATCCAATTGTTTTTCTAATTGAGTAACAAGTTTTTCTGATGCTTGAGCTTGTTTACGCAATTCAGTAGGATTATTTGCTGTACCAGAATTATATGACTTCCATGCTGCACGTGCATCATCTCTAGCCATTTTTAATTCATCAACAATTTGTGCGCCATTTTTCATAACAGGCATGGTTGATACTTTACCAGTAGCCATTGATTTAGTTGATGTCGTGCCAATTTGACCGGCTGGAAGTTGTGATGCCAATCTGTATGGTTCACCATAAGTATCTCGTAATGCAGAGAATGTATCATCATTCAAAGGAGCTGATTCAGGCAAACCAAGATATTTTCTAGTTAAATTATTAGCAACATTTTGATTTTTAGATGATGCCAATTCTTCAGACTTAAATTTACCAGACAATGTTTCAAGTGCTTTTGCACCTTTACCAGCACCAACATCGCTTGGCAAAGCTATATAACCTGCTTTTTGTGCAGTATTTAATAGTTTGTCTTTGTTTATGTTTTGTAATTGTTCTTTTGATAAGCCAATTGGTTTTGGTGAAACTAAAGCACCACCAGCCATACCTCCACCTAATCCAGCAAGCATTTGTGCTACTTCACCGCCACCAGCTTCTCTAGTTAAGCCACCAGCACCACCAGCACCAACAGCACCAGCAAGTTGTGTAGGTGCATTGGCAGATAAAGATGTTGCAACATTACGACCAATTGCTGATGTAGGAGATAATCCACCAGCCAATTTCATGACTCCACTAGTACCAGCAATAGCACGACTTACATCGCCAACCACTCTTTCAGTTCCAGTTTCTGGTTGTGGCAAACCTAACATATCAGCAATAGAACCACCTAATGAAACAGGTTGCAATTGCCTATCTTTAGGCATGGCAAGATTGATTGCGCCACGAATAGGTGCTTGTGCTAAATCAACAATAGAACCAAGTCCTTCTAAACCATAGCGACCAGTTAATCCTGCTTGGCGCATTAATTCTTCAGACATAGGTCTTTGTGGTGGTAGTCTTTTTGCTGTAACTGATACAGTTGGAGTAACACCTAAATATTCATCAGGATTAAACTCATTAGATTGTAAATACTCATCTGGATTAAATTCTGCCATTTATAACCCCAATCGTTGTTTAATTTGTGTTGCTCTTGGGTCATTAGGATTTTGTTTTGCCCAATCCAATGCTTGTTGGTCTTTAACTGTAAAATTTGGTTTTTGTTGAGCAGTTGGTTTAGTCATTTTTAAAACATCTTGTTCTGCTTTTGCTCTAGCACGTTCTTTTTGAGCAACCGCTTCTGGTTTATCACCTATGGATGGGAAGAATGTTTTGACGTTTCTATCAACTTCATCTTTTGTGGCAGCAGCACCAGTTTTAATGCGTAAGAATGATTCTGCCCATTGTTCTTGAGCTTGTCTTGCTCTTTGTGCTTCTTGTGGCACAAATGCTCCTCCACGTGTACCAGCGATAGATATTTGAGCTTGATTTGTTAAAGTATTTGGATTAAAACCTTCTGTTTTTAAATTTTTCAACTCATCACTAGCACTTGTCATTTGACTATAAAAAGTTGCTGCTTTAGCTTGTGATTCAGTAGGTGCTGCTACTACTGCTGGTTGTGGAGTTACACCAGGAATAATAGCCGGTGCGCCACCACCTTTAGCTGGTTGGAAGAATACTGGGTTGCCTTGAGCATCAAGTCCAGATACAGGTGCGCCATAAGTTACACTCACACCTTCAGGTTTTTGCATTTTCTTCCAGTCTGTAAACGAGCCAGTATAACCTTGAGATTTAGCAAAGTTATATTCTTGCACAGCAGATGGTTGAGTTACTTCTTCTGTACCAGTAAATGCGACAGTAGGAGTGCCACTACTTACATCAACTAATTGATTGCCAATTTTCTCAAATTTACGTTCTGTTGGCTTTAATTTAGCAGCAACATATTGTTCTGGAGCTAACTCGGCAAATAATCTTTCGTTAGGGTCTTTAATGCCAGCAATCATGTTTTGCATTTGTGATTGTTGAGCTTGTTTACGCTGTAAATCAGCAATTCTTTGTTGAGCTAAGTAATCTTGTGTAGCATTATCGTAGACACCTTGTGCGCCTTGCATACCAGCCTGTAGTGATTGACCAATGATACGACCTAATCCTAAGTTTTGATTCTTAGGTGCTGCTAGGTAACCTAATACAGCATTGGCGATACCAGTAGTAGCTGCACGACCTTTTAACTTGTCTACAGCCTCTTGACCAAGCAGACCGCCCAAATACTCTGGAGGAGTTGCACCAAAGCCACTTATATAATCTAATAATCCGTTTGCCATAATTTATCCTAACAAGCTAAAGTTTGTTTCTCTGCGTTTAGGCAATGTGTAACCAGTTTGACGTAACGCATCATATATCGCACCAGTAGGTGCTTGCCCAACCTCAATACGACCTGCTGGTGCTGCTTGCATTGGCTGTGGTTGATACATACTAGCTACCTGTGCTGCACCTTTTAAATTGTCTATTGAAAGACCACTTGGCATTGAACTAAATAATCCGTTACCAGCAGTTAAGATAGGATTGGCAGAACTTGCACCTAAATACGCTTCAGGAGCTAAATAAGAACCTGTAGCAGGATTAAATACCATGCCTGAGCTTTCTATTGTGCCAGCAAGAGCATCTGGCAATAATGATGGAGTAGCAGTTGTAGCAGCAGTAGCACCACTACTTAATAAATTGCTGACACCGCCAGTAGCACCACCTAAAGCACCGCCTAAAGCAGCACCTTTAAGAATGCCACCAACACCTTTACCTTGGAGTAATTTTGTACCACCACCTACGGCAGCACCTATCATCATCGGAATAGCTAATTGTCCCATACTAAGCTCCCTTCACTTTGCCAACAACGTAGCAGATAGGCTCTAAAATGTTGCGATAGATACGACCTAATGTATCACGCTTACCGTTACGCATCTCTTTGTACACGTCTGCTGTACGATGTTTAGCAATATGCTCAAGCGTATTTTTAACAGCACGGTTAAGAACACCTTTGCCTTTAGCAAAAGCAACCAATGGTAAGAATAATGTATGGTAGCCTTTTTCAATTGTCTTAGCATTTGGCATTCGGGCTGATTGAGCAATCCATACACGGTTACGGAATGAACCTATGCCGTATGATTCGTTCATCATGGTACATACTATTTTACCACCACTTGATGTGCTTGTAGTAGTAGAACCTTGAGGTGTACCAGATAAATATTGAGCGTATTGGTTAAGTTTAGCAGTCGGCAAGTTTTGCTCGTAGTTAAAGCGATTAATATCTGCCTGTAGTGCTGTGTTAGCGTAGTCTTCTTGCGCTTGACCAGTTTTAAGCAATTGATTGATGTCTGTGTAGTCAGCGTTAGCCAATGCAGGTGCGTTAGCAACAGCAGCCTCTTGTCTACCACGTTCAGTAGCATAGTTTTGATAGGCTAAATCACCGTACTTGTTAGCCAATGTATTTGACAATGTGTTAGCAGCACGATTTTGGATGTCGGCACTTACACCAGAGCCATAACGACCAGCCATTGATGCGCCACCTTGAGCAGACTTAATTGCATCTAAATAGGCTTGAGTTGCACCCTGTGTTGCACCAGCCAATGCTTGGTTAAAGTATGGATTGCTATTCAGATACTGACCACCGATTACTGCTTGTTGTTGTTGCTGTGCTGCTGGTAGCAATGGATTGCCTGCCATAGCACGATTGCCGGCTGCTGCCAAGGCTTGAGTAGTTTGTGCAGATGGGGCAACATAAGTTTGACCCGGATAGTATTGCGGACTAGCACCTTGATAAAGGTTCTTAGCTTCACCTAAACCATATTCAACGTATGGCTTGAGTATTG